GTTTGAAGTGCCTCCTGATTCTTTGAGATGGGCGAGAGATGATTATTGGAATCAAATTTTGCCACCTTTATTGGAGCATATTGAGAAGCACCCCGATTTGTGTCGAGAGCTTACCCTGGATGAGGCGATTAATGGTGTTCCAGGATCACGGTACATGAAAAGGTTTGATATGAGTACTTCAGCTGGGATTCCTAATGGTAGCAAACTTGATAGTGGATTATTTGTCGAGATTGCTCCATATGAGGATGGACGGAAACGATATGAGTTGTCGAGTGAAGCTCAAAATTATTTTGGTGATATGCTCGCAGCTTTTGATCGTGGCGAACGTGTGGGAGTGTATGTGCGAACGTGCCTTAAAGACGAGGTAGTGGAAGAAGATTCTGAAAAGGTTAGGATCTTTTATATACTTGAATGTCTGTTTGGTTTGGCTTGTCGTATGTATTATTTGCCAATCGCTGAGTTCATTTCTCGGAATCCACTTGAGAGTGAATGCATGGTAGGGCTTAATTGTGCTGGACCAGAGTGGGAAGCTCTTGTCTCTCACATTACCAAATTAGCTACTGACGCACAGCTAAACGATTGGGATTTTAGCGGTTATGATTTATGCCGCCCTATGGACGTTATGTGCACCTCCTTGAATCTTTATGAATCTGTTGGAGAGCGAATGCGGTATAAAGCGCAATCTCTTCGACGCATGCACGCTATTGGAGAGGAACTTAGAAATCCTTTGGTCAATTGGAATGGAACTATCATGTTTTTGTTCTTGTGGTGTTCCGGGAACAGTATGACTGTTTATGGAAATAGCACGGAGAATTCTCTTCATCAGAGAATTTCATTTCATTGGAATGGCACTCAAATGCTTGGTGATAAATTCTACGAACTTGGTACGTATCAAGAGAATGAACACACCGGGACTTATGGAGATGACGGCCATGCTGGATCTAAACCGGAAGTGCGTGAATTGACCCAATTTTCTACAAGGAAGAAGTACTTTGATTTTATTGGAATGGGATTTACGAATGCACGCAAGGATGGATCTGACGCAGAGACAATAGAAGCTGAACTTGTGGATTTTTTGAAACGTAAGAGTGTTTACCACGCAGAACTTGGAATTCGCGTAGGTGCTCTCGACGTTAAATCGATTTACAAGATGGCCCATATGAGTCATGGTCAAGGGGAACCAGAGGATTTGGCAATTGCTACCATTCAAACTATGCTTCATGAGGCTTTTCTACATGGGGAAACTTTTTATGAGTGGCTCCGGACCAGATTGAAGTTGGTAGCAAATGACTGTGTCATTTGGTGTAAAGAGCTCGACGTTTCTTATATAGAGAAGGTTGAGCTTTGGAAAGAAAAATACGCGGGTTAGAGCCCCGCACCCCGACCTGTCGGATGTCTTGAAAAGCCGATTCCAGTAGTGCCTGGGACCTAAGGGG